GACGAACCTTCTGATGCTTCATTCACCAACGCCGAGATCCTTCTTAATGTGAAGGGTCTGGTGGCATGGATGACGGATCCGAATCTGACGAAGCTCATCGCAGGGGAGAGTTAAGAATCCCCATCCCAGGCTATCTGGTAACAGTAGCTGAAGGGGCGATGTGCGATCAGTGTAGGACGAAATTCTTTGTCCTACCTGTTGAGGGCCCTGGGTTGTGGCTTTGGGTACCTTGTACCTGTGCCCTTTCCCGGGGGGTGCTCCTGTCCTAAGAACTAGGGCATAAGCATTCCAAAGACGTAGGCTACGGATTCCACACCTCTATTAAGGGGGGCGGATGAAAAGCCTGATGTTGCTCTGGCAGGAAGTCGCCATAGAATATGGCGACCTATGCGGCATAAGCACCACGCGTGATTATGAAACACTCACGCGGCGTGTTGAACACGAGGGGTTATCGTTTCTGACGATTACCCTTCCCCAAATCAGTGTGGACCTCCAAAGGGCCCTATCTGATGGACGGGTCAGCCACACCATGTTTATGGGATTTTCCCGACATGGAGGTCTCCCCCGATTTCTCGGAGGTTTCCTTGGCCTTGTGTTTGACCGTTCTAGCGGTGTCCTGCATAACTCACCCGATATCAATGCGATCCAGGCCGTTCGGCAACTTGCGTTGTTGTTCGGCAAATTGGAAGTGGATGCGTCTGATCGACGCAAACGCGCAGCGATGGAAAGGTTTGTCAATGTTGAGACAGAAGTTAAGAGGTGTGATGCAAGTCGAAGTCTCTCCGATCGAGAAGACTTCAGACGAATCTCACGCCTTCTTTGGGGTGATGTTCTCCAAAGAGTCGATAACGCACTCTATAGAGAGCACGCAGAGTCTGGAGGGTCTTCCGACCCCTTATGGCCCTACGTCATTCCAAAGCACGGCCCAGGGAAAACTGCTGATCGAAAATCCGGAAACCGGAAATACGATTTTACAGAGTGGTCCCATCGTCTCGAGGCGGTCTTCCCTTACGGGGAGTATGCGCTTCCGAACTGGAGGTATTATAACCTCATTGACCGTGTTGACTTCCGTGAACCTAGTTCTGAGCGACCCGTACGGGTTACTTCAGTTCTTAAAACTTTGAAGACGCCACGAATAATAGCAATTGAGCCAAGCTACATGCAATACATGCAGCAAGGCCTGAAAGCGTTATTCGTGGATTCGATTCAACGCGATATCGCGCTGGGCCGAGTTGTCGGATTCGAC